AGGGCTTATACCCTACATGAAGTCTTTGATGGCATAAAGAAGCATACGAAGATACTAAAGGATCGTGGTGTTAGGGTTCCTGGTATGTTCAATTTTGTAGCTGACGCTCTCTCAGATGTAAATATCTCTGGTAATCCAAGGAACTACCTTGATATTGACAAGGCTATGGACCTAGCAAAGCAGTTCAATAAGGTATTTACTGCTAAGACTAAGGAAGGTGCACGCTTAAGAGAGCTTGTTGGCAGGCGGTCAATAAAGACATTCCAGTTTGCCAAGAAGAAGCCAACCAGAGAAGAGCGCATTGATTACGATACTAATGATTTCTACGATATGGCTAGCGTTATGCCGCTGTATGAAGCTGGAGAGCGCGCTGTAAAGGCAGGTACAACTAGCAAGAGATTGGGTGGTATAGCCGACTTAGCTGAAGTTATTGATGGTGTGTACCTCAGGCTGATGGAAGGTGTCAAGACTGCGCGCAAGAAGAAGATCGACACTAAGAATATCAATATCTCCAAGGATGTGAAAGGTGCCTTGGGGAAAGTCAGAAATCTCACTGAACTCGAGAATGCAACAGCCAAGATAAAGAGGCAGCTAAAGAACCAAGGAGAGAAGGATTACTTCGATTTATATCTATTAGGCTCTTTGCACAGGCAGGGCACATCTTTAGCAGACTATAAGAAGTCTACAGGCGCTGTTGATGCTGAGGGCAAAGCAGTCTCTAAAGAGGCTGTAAAAGACGCTGAGAGGGCATGGAGTAGAACAGACATACATAGGTTAGGGTACGTATTAAAAACGACTTCTAGGCACAACCAGGAGCGTCTATGGGCATCCTACAACAGGATATACAGAGCTGCACGTAAAGAGGTAAGTAAGGATGAAGTAAAGCAGTTGGCAGGCATCACCGATGTTAAGGTAGAGCCCTCTCCTAGTGAGAGTAAGGTTACTGCACAACAGGAGCTGTCTAAACACTGGGTACAGATAAAGGATGCAGTGGCTGAGGGAACTACTGTATTTGAGTTTGATGCAGAGCATGTTAAGCTTATGGATAGGTTGAATAAGGTTCTTGTAGAGAGACCTGACATCGCAAAAGACTTTGAATCGTTCTTTGAAGGTACGATGACAGGGCTTAACGAGTTCTTTGGTATCCATCCGACAGGTGCTACTAAGAGAGATCTGAAGTTGTTTGTCAATGAACTTGAAAGAATGCATAATAAAGGTGAGTTGGATAGGTTCCTCACTAAGGATGGTCGCATCAAGAAGATGATGCACTACATAGCACCTCAGACAGTGGCAAATATTACCACAATGCATGACATGCTGACCGTCAAGAAGGAAGGCGTTCCAGTAAAGGGATTCAGTAAACAGTTCACTAAGGATGTGCAGATACCACTAAGTTCCATGGGTGCATTGCATGAGTTTGCATCTCAGACAAACTTCCAGAAGGAAGGTGCTCTGGAGGTTCTAAGCAAGCGTCTTAGTGAAAACGTCTTCTCCGAAGTTAAGTCTACAGGAGCAGATGCGGTTAAGCTACTAGAGATAGCTGTTGCTAGGATAGAGGGGCCACTTCGTAACGAAGCTCGTAAAGGCAAGGAAGGCTTTAGGGTTTATGGAGACCACCTAAGGAAAGCACAGGAAGATTTACTATCTCTGTCTGATAAGGTATATAATATCCCTGGGATACGTGGTGGATCAAGTGCCGAAGAAGTGGTTGCACGTCTTGAGAAAGGGATTAAGAAAGAATTACGCAACTTCTATAATGAGCATATAAAGAATGTAAAGGCTGAGAAGAAGTTCTTTAGAGCAAAGGATGGTAAAGAGTTCATATTCGGTGAGTCTGAACTGGATCATGCTCGTGTGCTTGAGATTATGGAGAAAAGCTTCTTCCAAAGATCGGAAGTTCCCAACATAGGGTTGCGTGGTGCGTATATTATGGACTATGAGTATGGCTTAGACAATACCAAGTTCGCACCTGGTGTTATACGGGAGAGAAAGTTTGTCGATCTTGTTCTACCATCCGATGCAAGACGCGATGAATATGCCCCATTTATGAACACACTAGTGAAAGATTTAGATGTAGATGCAATACCAGAGAGGTACAAACCCACTGTTGAAGCATACCAGAGGGTAGTGGAAATAGTTGAGAATACTAACTATAAGGGAATTACGAGAGTTGAGGAACTCCCAGAAGAGCTTCGATTAGCATACAAAAGCTTCTATCGCATTAATCCGATGACTACGTTCTCCGACATTGGCGATCTTGGTGGTGCGTTCTGGCCTCACTCTGGCTGGTCTCCGCAGGATATAAGACGACAGAAAGCCAAGGAGATTGAGCGTCTGGCTAAGGCTGGAGTGGCAGAGGACGTTATTCAAAGGAAGATGGTTGACCTGATTGTCCTACAGGGTAAATCAGGTATCCCAGATGGTGGGTTCTCTGAAGGTATGGAGAAGTACTTGGCTACTCCAAGGCTTACTGAGAAGACTCTACAAGAAGCAGGCATGCACTACAGGGCTGGACATGTGTTGTCAAGAAACACCTCTGATGGGCCTATCCCAGGATGGGCACGTACTGCAGATGCTCTTGAGAACTACGAAAATCAGATTGTAACAGCAAGGTATAATATAACAAATGCCCTTCTCTCACATAAGGTTATACGTGATTTTGAAGCACGTAGTCCATTTGGTGAGGAGGGTACAAAGAATTTTGCAAACTTCATGCGCTTATACGTGCGTGATAACCTTGGCTACCCATCTACGTTCCCTTCCGCATGGCGTGACGGTCTGAATGTAAAAGGTACTTTATATAACGCTCTTAGCGATGAACGTATGGAGAAGGTAGCTAGAAAGATAGGTAAGAAGTGGTTTAATGGTGCGGAATTAGGAGAGATTGGTAAGATAGATAACTTCAGGAAGCTCGCCCATCTTTCTAATCTTGAGGCCAAGTGGGAAATGATGACCCTGCTTGCTTCCACTAAAACCATGGTAAATAACCTCTTCGGTGGTAGTCTGCACACTCAGGGGCGTACTGGATATCAGACGTTTAGGAATGCGATGAGCTTGAATTACCTGAAGAGCAATGTTGATCGCAACTTTAAGAGTTGGGCTGATGTTGAGAAGTGGGTTAGTGAGCATGGCTCCATTGAGTCGTGGGTGAAATCTGAGACTGGCATTCTGTCTGCCCAGCCTGGCTTCAGGGATACCAAGTTTAAGCTTATCTGGGAGAAATCCTTAGAGGCTATTAAGAAGAACAAAGAAATTGGTGATAGAGAACTGATCTCTACGGTTGTTCACCAACTAAAAGAACAGGGTGTGACTAGAGACATCTTTGACAAAGCGGCATGGTTTATGCGTAAGTCTGAGCGGAAGCTGCGAATGCATTCTTTCGTGGCTCATTACCTTCAGGCTAGGGAGGTCTTGGAGGCTAATGGGACTGTCTTAGAGAAAGATCACCCTTGGTTAATCAAGCTTGCACAGGATGGTGTAGCTGCAACCCAGTTTATCTACAACAACGCCAGTCGCCCTGCTTTCAGTAGAACTGCAATGGGTAAGGTGTTCACCAGGTTTAAACTGTTTGCATTCAACTCACTGAAGTTGAGAAAGGATGTGCTGAAAGATGCGCGTGCTCTTGGCTTTGCTAATACTGCTATAGAAAATGAGAGGGTGGGCAGGTTCTTGTTAGCAGACTTGTTCCTGTTCTCCCTCGCTCAGTTGCTACCTGCCAGCATGTTTGAGAGTGCCTTGCCTCAACCTTGGTCTGCCCTGCAGGACTTTGGCGATTTCTTCTTTGGTGATGAGAAGGAGAAGGAGCGTGCTTTCTTTGGTACCGCACCCTACCCTGCTAATATATTCAATCCACTCCAGCCACCTATAGCTAGGTTACTTATGGCACCCATAGGATCTTTGCTATCTAATGATTGGGGTAGGTTTGCTTCTTATCATGTGTGGACATGGTTTCCATTTGGGAGACTTGCCCACTCTGCAGTAGGTGCAGCTCAAAATCCTGCAATGACGATAGAGAAGTTTACTGGGTTCCCAGCAGCTCGTATTAAACCAGCTCTCTTCCCAGAAGAAGATTAGCCTGGTTGTTTCAATATACAGTAAAAAAAGATATGCGACCTGTTTTAGACTTTTGCTATTGCAACTATTAAGATTATTATAAAGATTACAGCAAGTGCTCCCAGCACTGTTAGTGGATTTTCGAACCATTTTAGATATCCATGAGTCACCTTTATCTCCTTTCTAGTGTATACTCGTGAACGCATTAAGTCTGACTTCTCTCCTAGAAGTCTTTTAGATTTTTGTTCAGGTGTTTCTTTCATCAATCTTCCTCCTCGTTATTTATTTCCATAAGCCCTAAGATAAGACATATTAGAATTACAGTTACTTCACTCATCCTTCCTCCTTTTGTGTTAATTTAGCTTTCACCTCAGTAAACAACACTGGCTTATACTCTGTATACTCCACGCACACATTAGCATACCTCGGGTCATCTATTACATGATCATGCGAATGCCCATGTATGTTGAAGTGACCACGTAATTCATCTGGGTGCACAGGTATATGAGATAACCATACACCTTTGTATTTGATAGTACCCATCACATCTTCAAACACACTCAAGTATTGCATTGCGTTAAGTGAATCATGATTACCTGCTATTAATTTCTTGCGTCCAGGTAATTCAGCTATCTTAGATAAGCCTTGAACTGTGAAAGCAGCATCCCCCAACACATGCACAATATCTCTTTTTCCAACAGACTCTTTCCAGTTTTTTATTATCAAACTATCATGATTTTCTGATGTGTCAAATGGTCTGTACTTGCATATGGCTCTGTGTCCGAAGTGCATGTCTGCTATTAATAGTACTCTACTCATCATTCATTCCTTAATTGAGGGGCGGGCAGGAATTATTCTGATTCTACCTGTAGTGCGTGATTCTGTCACAACCGAGTTGCTGTCCACGCCACCGCCCCTATTCATTTAACTATTGATAACTCAATTCTTCTTCAAGGTTGTCTATCTCATCCTGCATCTCTTGAAGATGTTTTATAACTTTTATTTCCACTTGTTCACATGTTGCATCTGCATGCTTGTGTTCGTATACAGCACCCATGATACAATCAATTCTATCTTGTAAATCCATGCCACTCCTTAATAAAAAGTGGGGAGAAAGGAGACCAAACTCCCCACTCTCGTTTTCATCAACAAGGAGGTTCGTGATGAATAGTATTAGGAGACAGACTGTAACCAGTGCTCATAACGAATTATGAGGTAGGTTTCTCCTCTGTCTTCTCTAAGTAAAACTCCGAAAGCATCTTCAGGTATCTTCAAGTAGTTGGAGATTGTCTTTCTCCTCTTACATTGCATTGGGTGTTCAGCGATAACTACGTCTACCTCCTCTGAATAACCTAATGCTTTACCATTTGATGCGTATGCTCTTTCAGCATCTAGACCGTATTCTTTGGCGTTAGCGACAACTTCTCTTTCAAATGTATTGCCTTTAACCTTTGATGGGTGAGTCATTACTCCCACCTATGTAAAACGATTGATAGCCCTAAAGGCCCAATCCCTATTCCAAGGTCTATATGCGTACCTTTTTCTTGATAAACACCACATATTAAGGAGAATAAGCTAAATAGCATTAAACTCCCTCTTGCGTGGTTTTCTTCTTCTGTGTAGGTGAAGTTGATGAGATACTTTAGCATTCTCATTTTATCTGCCTATATTGAAAATTACGGAAATCGTATTCCATAAGCATGTTAAAGGGAGCCTCGTCTCTTGCTTTTTGGCTTTTTACAACCCTTTTCATTGTTTCAGGGTTCCCCTCTATGGTAATAACTTTATCTGCTTTCTGCTCTGCCGTGCTTGAGCCTTTGCCAGAATGAACATTCAATTTGCCACCATAGGCTGCATTCTTGCTTATATGATGTACACCTATAACGATGATGCCGTTTACTTGTGCAATCTTTTTTAAAGCAAGGATGATGGCTTTCAAATCCTCATTATCGCCTTTAGAGTACTCTACTTCGATACTGTCTAATGTATCTATTATGAGTATCTTAGGTTCAACTTCAGCAACTAATTGACGTATTGACTTAATCTCTGGCGCTACTGACATTATCTGTATATGATCTATCGCATTGGATAAGGAGTTAGTGTTAGTTCTGTAGTAATCTCTCACCTCTTCCTTTGTCAGCCCTGTGCATATCTGAATGAACCTTCTAAACATCAGGGTTTCGTGTGTCTCTAGCGATAAGAACAATATAGACATGTCTGTTAATGGAGTACATAAATTCTGAACAAAGGCTGTCTTACCTAGTCCAGTGTCTCCCATTACCATTGTAAACTCTCCAGGATAAAAACAGAATTCTGATGTGTCATAGATATCCTTTAGATCAAAGGTTCTGTTCTTATAGTCAGTGCGTATGAAATCAGTAAAGTTCTTTTCCATATCTTTAGCGTTTACGACTTCAAGTGTATAGTTTTTGTTCTTGTAGAAAATGCATTTAAGATCGCAATACTTGCTCATGACAGCATCACTGCAAGAATATCGGTATCCTTTGTCGAATACATTCTCTGCTATACGCTCTACTTCGTATTCATCTAAAGAAGGAGCCCATTTTTGCATTATTGAGACAATAGCTGATCTAGGCACACCATGCCTTCTGAAAGTAGACACCATTCTCAGTATCTTTATGTGCCTACTTCCTTCTACATCACCCTCGTTGTACATTTTTTGAATACATGTAACAATGGCAGTAGGGTCGTCTTTAGCATGTGTAGGTTTGCCTACATTCAACTTTTTGTCTGGTACAAGTATATATTCATTTAATGAAGTTCCATAGTCATCTGGAATTGTTGTTATCGGAACACGTCGTTGCTCTGATGCTAATTCCAGTATTTCATCTGATTTTAAAGTAAATACCTCTTTCATGTTTAAAGGTATCTTATACTTATTCGTTTTATCATTAATTGTATAACCAACACGTAGAATACGTGCTTTATCATAGATAGGGTCTGCATCTGGAAAATGGTGTGATAGTGTTTTTTTAACTATTTCTGGCATTTCTGGAGAGGGAGTAAACCCAAATACTTCTGGGATTACTACATGATAACCTCTTCCTGAATACCATACTTGCACAACATCATTCTCTATTTTCCAATTGCTTTCTAACTCTTCAACAAAGAAGCGGGTTCTTTCCAACACTTGTTGATCAGAATTGACTCCTTTGTCAATGTCAAACACAATCCTATCAAGGTATACTTTACCTTTGAATCCTTTTATAGTCTGATATACTCTAAAGTGTTTCAACAACTCTTCATCGAAAGTATAGTAGCTTCTATATAAAGATTCATTCTTTTTAATGCAACTTGAAAGGGTGGGGAGAGGGATTACTTCTCCCCTATTACCAACATGGCCTCTTGCTATTTCAATATAGCGATCCATTATAAATCGCTAGAGGTTTCCTCAGCCCAAGGTTCGGATGCTGGTGTGGATAATTCACCAACATTCGCATTCTTGGGATAGCCTCGCTTAAGGCTTCGTTGGAAGCGTGCTCTTAGGTCATCTTCACCATCATCTATAGCACCTATTTCTTTCCAAGTGCTATAGGTGAATTTACCATTACGTTGTCTTGTAGTGCGGTACGATAGTGTAAACATTTCCTTTCCCACCATGGAAGATAACAATTCTGGTGGTAACGTGTTATCTTCGGTAAGTTCAGCTTCTGCACTTAATCTTCCAAAGAAATCACGTACTGGGAACGCTCCGCCCCAATCCAAGACAGCAGTGGTTTGCTCGTCTTTCTTGAAATTCCCTCCAATCAGCATACTTGGATTCCAATCCAAGCCTGATTTGGAGAATGTAACTTCGACAGCGATATCGTTAGGATACTTTATATACTCTGTTGTTTTACCAGAGAAGTCCTTTACATCAACGATAACTACTTTGTCGATAAAAATACCTCCACCGTCTCCAGAAGAGGTAGGTTTGCTCGTTTTTAAGGGCATATTATTCCTTCGTGTAAGACATTATTTCAGTCTTTATTGTTTCGTAATCGAATACAAGCCTTTTTTGAAATAAAGGCTCTAATCTGCTACCGATGGCTCTTTCATCATAAGACTTAAACGAAATGTAGAGATTGCTATTGGATTTCTCTGCTGTTATGTAACCAACTGCATCAGCACGAGCTGTTAGAGAAACTCCTAAACCTCTTGGTAAATCAGGTGCAAGCTGCACCTTTCCATCTACTATGCTCGATGTCTTAGAATGACTTATAAGAATAAGTGTACCACCGTAGCGTTTTATCATGTTCTGAAATTCCAAGACAGCGTTTACTACACGTTTACGTGCCATTCCCCAATCTGCTCCGTAGTCGCCTTCACCCATTGATTGAATACCCATATGTCTACAAGTTTCTTTCTCAATCCACTTGTTTATTTCATCTATGGTATCAATTACTACAGTATCGTATGGAAGCTTAGTCCATTCTTTTCGTAGCCAAGTAAGGGCTTCTGTAAGAGAGTACGCAGGCATAGCCTTGCCTTTGTCGGGGCCTACTCTGTAAACACAGCCTCGTTCTTCAGGTGGGATGACTTCTGTCATGATCATTTCATCCCTTATTACACGCTTTCCACCTTTCATTACTGGTCTTTCTGGGGGATTTACAGCAATGATTGGGATTACGTTAGCGTCTTCAACAAAGTCAGCACCTAAGTCTGTATCTAAGACGATGACGTTTTTAGATCCGCCATCATTCCATCTAGATGCTTGTGTTGTTTTGCCAGTTTTTGGTTGCCCTATGAAATACCATGTCAAACCTGCTGGTACTCCAGAACTCCAATCTGTTTGTATAGTGTTTACTTGAATCATCTTTTCCTTTGTTATTTCCTCCTTTAATTTACTAAATTATTCCAATAAATGCAAGGATTAAGGGTAGACGGGATTCGATTCCCGCATCTCAAACGTAAAATGTAAGGCTCTCAATTGAGCTACTACCCTTATGTTGCTACTTGTACATCTTAGTTTCAAGTGCCATAGCAGGAAAGTTAAACAATAACTCAGACTCTCTGGGCTGATTAGTTACAAACTTTCTTACTTGGTTCATCATGAAACTAGCGGCCATATCAGCACAATAGGGGGTTCCTTTGCGGCTACAAGGCTCAGAGTCTCCTTCTTCATCTGTATACCATGTATCAAAATACTTTTGGAGGGTATTTTTGGTAAACATATAAGCTTGGAATTGCTCTGAACCCATACGACCATCAATTGTGAATAAAGGTGGGTTCGCCAGTAAAGTCTCTGCGATGTTTTTTCTAGACTCCATTGAATCCACACCCATGCACACAATTGATTTTTCCTGTAGGCTTTTGGCATAAGGATCTGACTCAAAGCGTTTATCAAAGACAGTTACTTTAGCCATGGGATGTATAGCATGAATTTTCTCCTTGGTTGCAATAACTTTCTTTTTGCCTATATCGTCAGTGACGAAGTTTTGAACACCTACATTTTCTACTCCTACTTCATCATCGTCATATAGCACTATTTCAGGAGCACTACTTTTGGCTAATTGCTCAACCAAATGTGACCCGATAGCACCACATCCTATTACTTGAAACTGATATCCATCCAATTTATATATTTCAGAAAATCGTTGGCTTATATTCATTTAGTATATTCGGCAACAAGGTTATATGTGGATGGTTTACCTTTCTCAAGATAAAGCATTTCAGGCATTTCTTTTAACAGAGGTACAGTGAATTTGACATACCCAACATATGCTTTATTGACATCTTGGAGAAGCTTCCGAATTTCGGAATACGTCAATTTGCCATTGAGGTATTTCAATGCAGCTTCATCAACTTCAGTCCAAGCTTCAATCTGCTTGATTGCGGTTAAATCAGATTTACCAGGAAGTAATGTTGCGTTAGTCTGGGGATCAGTTGTCTTGTTAGAACGTCCTGTATTATAGTTCTTATAATAATTCTTTCCATAATATTTACCATAGCTATAGGTTTTCTTAGTACACAACTTCTTAACCTCTGCATCAACATCAAACTCATCAGTAATGATGTTAAGCTTTGGATTTGCTACAACGCCTTTAAAGTCAGCTATACGCAATTCCATAACGTATTCGCCTTCGACGTTAATAACAAGGAAAGCTCCCCAATCACTACCTTCCATGAACTCTTTCATGCATTTATCATCGGTCCCAGACATGAAAGCAGCCATAGTTCCATGCGAATGCCACCACATAAAACGTACGTCTTTTCCATGCTTTTTAAACATAAGACCGCAGTATTTCGACAATGCATCTGAATCGAGATCACAGTTGCCGCCTGATACTTCTTGCTTTATAATAGAAGGATCAAGAATTTGCCAATCTCCTTCTTCGTCTTGCTTTAATATTGCCATACCGCCAATTTCGGATGCGAGCTGAACATTGGCGGATTTTGCATATGACAACATTTTATTCCAATCATCTTGGTAAATGTAGAACATTATGTCTCCTTTATGTTGAGGTGTCTGAAGAAATTGTGACAGAATCTGTTGATGAACCTACAATAAACGTAGCAGAAGTAGCTACTATGGGCTCTATTTCAGGTAGTGGAGGCATAGCTACGACACTGGGCCTCTGTTGTTGTCTACTTCTCCTTTCCACTTCTTCCTTTGTAAGTTTTTTTAGATCTAGTTTCTCAGAAGGCCAGTTTTCGTATTTAAATTCATGACCTGGGCCAAGCACAGAACATCTATACTCATCTATGCGTTTCCGAAGGTCTTCAATTAGAGCCTCTGTTTCATCATCAAGGATGAAATCACCTCCATATCTCAATATATCATTAGGAGACAATGGAACTGGCCTACCGTTAACTAGTGCATTATGTCTGCATGTTTTTCTCAGTAAACATTCAATCTTATCACAATCCTCTTTCTTTGGATTGTACTGCTGTGCACAGTAATCTGGGTTAGCTCCATAAGCTTGGGCTATAGTACCGAAGCTCTTAGGTACGCCCATCCAAAAATCCGATATAGCCAAGAATGGTGTTGCATCTCTGGAGAAAGTCTCAGCCCACATTCTTAGATTCCCAAATAACGATATGAGATCTAATTCTTTTATGCTAACATGCATGGCTGAAGAATATCCAGAGAAGCATATCGAATTATTATTAGCAAATGGATGATGATTATGCCTGCCTTCTACAAGCAATCCATCTGTGATAGGTTTTTCTCCATTCATATTCACATACCGATTTAAATCTATCAGAAATCCAATTTTTATCGGATTATCTAATGCTAAATTAAACTCAGGCTTTTTCGAGTTTCTAGTATGATATACTTGCATGACTATATCTTTGATTGTAGAGAACAATTCAAGATAAGTATGCTCGCTTTTAATCACAAAGTTTAATTCAGGTACGATATTTAAAGTTTTACAAATAGGCTTTGCACGTTTCAACTCAACAGAGAATCGTTCTACAAGCTCATTAGCCATTCCCAATTTTTCTTTGGGTATGGTGTGCATACGCCCTCTGGAGGTCTTAATTAGAAGATCCATAAGCTGAGCTAAATATACTTTTTTACGATTTGCATTAGAGTTACTGCAATGGTAAGCACCTAATGCACGTATTACCCTATGATTTTCTCTGTGCATTGATAAATCAACAGCAGGGATACTAAGCCACCTAGTTAAAGCTTGTTTGGTAGCTAATCTGAGATTTCCTTTTGGTGTAAACCATAATTTTGGAAATTCTGGATATTCTTTTTGTAAATGCTTTAAATAATCCTTGTACTCCTCCTCAGCTCTATCATCTGTTTTTTTAGTAAATTGTTCTAATCCAGTCTCAATCTTTACTCGATACATATAATCTCTCCTTTAAAGTAGGGGAAGGCTGCTAAACCTTCCCCTAGAAACCAGGTTAAAAGGTTTTAACCACCGACTTTATTTTTCTTAATAACGGCAACAGCGTCGTCGGCCTTCAGACGCTTAGCATTGGTAGCAGGCTCGTTATTAACAGTAATGGACGCTGAAGCCGGAATATCCAGCTCTTCGCGCAGGCAACGCACAGTTTTGGCTGCTACGTTCTTTTCTTTAAAGGCAGTGCCTTCATTCAACAGGTATATACGCATTTAAATTGCTCCGTGTTTTACGTGTTAAGTGTAATAGGTTATTTGCATATACATACAGACTATACAAAGCCAGACTATTACGGGTTTTTCTATCCTTAATAGAGATAGAATGTACTTGAGTGTAGAGTGTTTGTACGTAGACAAACAGCTCTCGTTGAGACATGGATCTGATTCGATCCAATTCTATTTTGTACCAATTACCATAGCATTGAGCTCTGGCAATTTGGATATCTCGACGCTTTATCCCGAAAGCTTCTTTCAAAATCTCTGCATATATCAATTGGGATTGCAGAGGTTTTAATTTCGTTTCAAACATCGAAATGTTTTTTAATTAATGTATCAAGCTCATGACCAGCAGCACCATTAGAATCTTTGTAGCCTTCAAGAAGCGCGAGAAGGTCTTTTTCTAATATCTCTAACTGTGTTTCAAGTCTGATGACATTTTTCGTTAGAATCTTCAATAATTCTTCATCCATTTAAACCTCCTATGCTGGTTTGAAATTAAAAAACTCTATGAAGTGACCTAATGGCCTTAACCCATTGTGGCTTGCTGCCACTATTTCTATATTTGTACTGTGATCCCACCAAGCAACCTTTATAGGTTTTCCTATGAAAGGCGTAACACGCCTTATTCCATCAGATCCAAAATCTCCGCAAGCTCTTGGAAAATCTTTTACGTATTTTTCAGGTTCTTCTTCATGCGTAGGTGCAAACTCAAGAATAAGTCTTTTATACGTACGCAAACCGCTTCTTTTGTTTAATACAACACATGCATTGAACAATCTATCTATTTCTAATTGTTCCATAGCACCTCCTATCTGTGGTTAAAGAAATAAAATGGAATCATTGCCACAAGGCCTTCATGCCCAAATGATCGCGATTTCTCTCGTGGTGGAAATGCAACACTTGAGTCTTTATTAATCCAAGTGCTATTTGCGGTTCTTATAAGACTTGGACAACCTCTAAGACTACACCAATCTAGTATAGTATGAGACGATTCTAAATTCATTTCAAGATGAAGTGTATCATATTTGTTAAACCCGCTTCTTTGCCCAAGTACTGATGCTATTCTTAATATAGAGTCAGTATCGTTCATAAGTCTGTATTTACGTGCCCTACAATAAGAACATTCTTTTTAAATTCTTTTAGAAGTTCAACATCACGGATACGTAATTTAACTACTTGGTGCATAGCCCTAGACATACGTCCATTAATGGTTGCCAAATCTCCAGGTGGAGATAGGGTTCGAAGAGTTTTAAGCAACGCTTGACGCAATCTTTTCTGGCCTATTTTAGGCAAACTGTCTTTATACTCATCCTCTACGTAGATTGTGAACGTAAAAGGAATCGTTGTTTTTATCTGTTGTAATACTTGTTTCATAGTTACCTCTTACTTTTTAGTGTACATAAAGAATGGTGCAGCGAAAAGCCTACCTTTATCCCTAGCTTGCAGCATGAAATTATATTTAGATTCGTTCACTATTGCAAATTTTTTCCTAGAACGCGATCTTTTCACCATTCTCTCAGTTACAAAGTTAGGAAAAGCTACTGACAGATTACTGAGGGCACGAGGTGTGCTATATATATGATGAGATCCTATTTTTATTGTTTCAGCCCTTATTTTAACTAGTCTTACAGAACTGCCTTTCGTTAATCCACTTCTTTGTGACAATATTTTTGAAAGAGTTCTATGCATTTCTCTTTCGTCATCAGTCATTCTTTCCATCTTCAACTCCAATTTTTGTCAATACAAAGAAAGGCCATCTGTGATAAAATGTAGATAGCCTAAAAAACTTAGGTGTTTTATCTGTTAGTTTTTCAGGGTGTCTTTTAGTGATTGACAATGTGTCTTCTTTTATAGAATCGTGATGAGTAGTGTACTCAGCTCCATATTCTCCCCAAGTTTTTAAGATGGATCTCATGTCTTGTTTGTCTCGGTTTATTGGGAAGAATTTTACTATATCTTTTACATTTAGACCTGATCTGATGCTTAAAATATCGTAGCATGCATTTTCTGTTGATACATCACCCATCACTCTAAGCCTCCTGTCTCAATTTTATGTAAGCACAGCATATCATACTCTTTCCTATCAAAATAATTAAGCTTATGTGTTAATGCATATGCAGCTAGTTGAGATTTGCACTTAACATCTGGTTCTATCTCATAAGTATCGAAGACTATTACATCAGATTTTTCATACCTAGGTTTGTACTGACTTAATGCGAATTCCATAATATCAGAGAATTCATCAGCGTCTTCTGTATTCAAAAAGGAAAAACACATTATGCCTCCTATTAAGAGGGTGGAGATATTATTCCCCACCCTTCATTGGTTAGATTTTGACTGTATTACGGTGTGTAAATACGATATTTCAAACGAATTAAATCATCTTTGGTCAAAGTACTGCCATATTCTTTATGTCGTATTGAACTATTGACATTCCCTGGACATCTGCGAGACAGATGGACAACAGGACCACATATTGCCAATACTTTTGCCTTATGGGTACTTGCATAGGATTTTACCAAGGCACCTACATGTATATTGTGATTGGCGATTGGTTTATGATGTAAATCTTGTTTATGCAGTGGTTTATCTACTAAAACAAGATAGTCTAAGCCTTCAAGCCTTTTCGCTGCTGGTGAGGTGAAGAAAGAATATCTTTTTCCAAATATTCTACCATCGGTTGGATGACAACCATTTACACTATATTGATCAGTGCAGATAAATAACTTTTGATCTTTTCCTACTCCTACTACTCGCACTATTGCCGGAAATATCTCACCATGTCGACCAGCTATTACCTCTTGCCCATCTTTTATTCCATGGCAAGCAGTTAATATGTCTGCTTTACTCATTTTACTCATTATTTCTTCTCCACTTTGGTTACTCCAATCAGAATCTCTTTACGATCATCTGAAATTGGACATGCAAAAAAGCCAAATGTAGCTCCATTATAGCCAGACTTGTTAAAATGAAGCTCAAAATGATTATCCATTATCCGCTTACTTAAGAAGTTGACACTAAATGTAACCCAAATGCCTTTCATGATTGATTTGATTTTGTAAGTGTAGCTTACCATTTACCCACTCCTTGCAATATCGCCCTGTTTTCTTCAAATGTCAGGTCTGGGTGGGAGTTTCCTGTCCATTCTACCCATTTGCAAGGATTAGAATAATACAGTTTTCTAAAACGATTACTAGTTTCCCTAGTTTTTTGTCTCTTATGCATTCTCTTAACAATCTCCATGCAGTTATTCACGTTAACCTCCACGATATGTTAGATTACTATCATGCACCTCAGGGAGCACTCGAAGCATCCATAGGTTGTTCTACCACTTGAACTACTGAGGTGTAAGTACACATATTTGCCAACCTACTTTTTTATTACTGTCACGCAGGTATGCATACTTATATTTCTTTTGGAAGGCGACATACGTGTTGTTTTAATGAGTATTTTGCAGCTTTTCTTACAGCCTTCCAGATACAGCGTTTTTCATAGTAATTGAATAAAGAATCAGCATATCCATCAACTCCAATACCGGCAATTCCATTAGCTATCCAAATACTCACGCCATCTTTTTCAGCACGATAACCTCCAATTCTCCAGCCTCCTGCTTCAAGGCTTTCGATAAGAACTTGAACATGCTCTCCTAATAAACCTTTTATCATGTTAATCTCCTTGTTAAGATTAGGGCCACTGGTGGCTCGAATACCAAACCACCAGTGTTTTAACTAGATGTCTTGCTACGCCGTCGGCGTTTTTTATGCTCGAAAGTTATAAATAATAGCCGTTTCACAACTGCATACGGTCGTGGTGTAGCTTCTTAATACAGACTTTGTCATAGCATACGCTTGAACGATCTAGGTCCTCTAATCCATTTTGAATACTGCTATGATGCAATAGAGAGGGTATCTAGCACTAAATACGTCTCTAGCATTTTGTTCACTCAATGCCTCAACTATCTCGGTACCATCTCCATCATCATAATGTGACCAGATTATTTTAAATCGTTTCATAATCTGCTTAACTCAACTGATATTCTAGCTGCTATCACCATTGCTGTTGCACTTAGTGTTAGTGTAAGCAATGATATGCTTTGCCTAAGTGTCAAAGGCTCTTTAAATTCACCTTTGCCCAAAGAATGAAGCTCTGATATGAATATCACTGCGTTCATCACAATAACAACTAGAGCCATATTTTTAAGTGTCATGCTTTTTCTCCTTTCTACTGGCGTGGCTAGCTTTGAATGTCTTTATCAAACCTCTGTTGATACATATCTTCCAAAGATGACCTTTAGTCCAGGTAGGATCAGGATGTCCAGCCAATGCATATAGTTTATCCCAAGTAAAATCATTGATAGAGACGATATTATGTTGAGTACGCATAGTAAGCTTGAGTTTCTTCCTAGCACTACGTTTAGTAGCGGGTTTCAACACATGCTCGCTTGTAACCGATGTTGGTTGTCTCTTTGCAGGACGTTTAAATCCACCAAAGAAATCTTTAATCATTTTAATCATACTATTCTCCTTGTTGAAGGGCAAGCTCAGTCGGTATTTCCTGTAACAAATACAACTTTGAGCCTGCCCATGAGATGAACAACTTAGGGTACTAACTTACATATGGCTAGCACTACAGTTTGTTAGCATTACATTCAGGTATCACTCTGCCTGTAAAATATTGGCATCTGCCGACTTGACAGTTACAGCTCAATACTCCCTCTCAGCTTGATGGGGCTGCGTCGTCCAATTCTATTTCTTTCTTAGTACGATAGATGGTGAAGTTTCTTTTAGTCTTATGCACCACATGCACAAGCCCAGTATTCCTCTCCATTCTATCAATTTCTTTGGCTATCCAAGTAAGATTAGGTACTCTAACTTGACGTGGTCTGATGGGGCAATTTAATTTTTCTTGCATCTCTACTAGTTGTTCTCCCATCTGATAACCGTCTCGCGGTACACTCTTTGTTACTTGAGTCCAGCTTTTTGCTACTTTAGGTCTAAATATGATCGGCCTCATAGAATCTCCTTATTAAAAGCAGGTGCTGATGCTATTAGGGATAGATTGATGGTGAAAGGAATGAAAACCAACACCAACACCTGCTTGGGGTTACTGGTTGATAAATGGCTTATTTATTATTTTGTTTTTTCATCGCAATAATCAGGTGTTGTTATTGGATAATTCATGAGGGATGTTCAGGTAAGAGACTCTTAAGAAATGCAAGTTCTTTCTTCATGGCATTCCTAAGACCATTATCAACACGATAGAAGTCCTTTACATCAACTCTTGTGTAAGGGATATCTTCGTTGTATTTAATACATCTCTCTCTCATTCGTCGAACATATTCCCAGGGAGATTTCTCACATAAGTTTTTTTTGGTTGCTCTTTTCACAGGGCAAGTAGGGCTGCAATAGAGGGATCGACTGTAATAAAGTAGGCATAATGCACATGCACTACCTCTTATATCTACACCTGATATGAAATCTTGTTGACAATTATCCTCCCAATGCACTATTGATGCAACTAATGCTTTGTAGGTACGTTTAGACATCTTCATTATTACCTCCTTGATTAATTAAAAAGCTACTTACCAAGCAAGGGTAGGGATTGCCTGGTAAGTAGCAGGATGCTTCGTAACCATCTTAATTCCCTACCACTTCTTTTCATGACCAAAATGTAAATCGCTTGTAAAGTAAATCATTATACCATCTTAAGGTCTGCTTCGTGAACTTCTTCCCAGAGTCTTTCTCTGATTTTCTCATAAAGTTCATAAATTTCATCCTCATGGTCTCCGTGTTTACATTCGCTACGGAGATACTGGTCGAATTTTGTAATCGCCATTTGCCACTTCCAACCATCAATGGCAACACGCATATCTTCTATTTCATAAAAGGTGAGTGTTCCTATCGGATTTTCTTCAGTCATTTATATACTCCTATTAGTATGCTTATTATAAATTCTATCTCGTAACTTAACCGATTTTATAACATCATCAAACACCTCTTTCCAATTATAAGAAGTTTGATTAGTGCTGTCTAAAACACATTTCAAATCTTCTGTAAACAAGTCGTCCATTTCACTACAACTGTGTGGCTCTTGTTTGGTTTCTAACGTGCAAGGTCTATCTTCTCCACAACCAGTACACTTAAATTTTCTTGTCTTTATACTCATTTTTTCTCCTTTCCTCCATTTCATGACATGAGGGTTTCTCTGCAAATTGAGCTATTGGTGCATCATTCATCCATTCTTCGGCTGCTTGTTTAACCTCCTGCGTCAAAGGCCTACGACAATCCGCTTTATTTAAGCAATCTTCGTAGAATGAGCAAAAGGTCATGTCTTTATAACATATCATAATGCCTCCTTGTTTCGAATGAGAAAGATAAAGAGGGCACCTTTCGGTACCCTCAATGTGTGATGGGACTACAGAGTGATGCCCAGCTTGGTCATGAGAGCGTCACCATCCCAAGAGCGGGAAGGCTCACGGGATGCAGAGGCAAGACCTACGCTATCGGTATTGTCGTTATCGACCTCCGAATGCTTGACAGCACCACGATACTCAGCCATGGATGCAAGCTGTCCACATATGGCAACAGCCTGATCCTTTTCGGACACATGCGTGTGGAACACGCTAATCTGTTCGGCACCCTTGATCTCAGCCTGTATATCATCAGGTGTGAGGTCAACGAATGGCTTATCGAACCTAATGTTCTCAAGATTGCCCTGCCGATTACGTGTAGATAGTGAAACATTTATCATGATTAACTCCTTGTTAGTGATAGAAGAATTAACTCTCCAGTGCCAGCGGGGGCGAAGGGTGCGGTGCGGAGAGGTGGCGGCGTTGTTTCTGGGGTGCAACGTGCATCATTTGGAACGAAAAACTCAACCTTTTTGAAGGGGGTAGGCACCAAACCCGAAGGGGGTGGGGTGAGTATATATCCCTCACCGACAATCTACAACAATTTTCAACATTTATGTACCCCTACCACTATTCTCGACAAAACACTTGACATTTATATAATTTTTTTGTAATTTCAGGTGTTTAAATGGAGTTAGTTTTGAATAAAGGTACAATATGGGCCTAGTATACGCCTCTAATTTGCGTTTTAAGCGCATTTTAGCAGTTAAGGCATACCCAGGTACCAATAAACAATAAAAAGGCCGTCAGCGAGCAATTAGAGGCCTTAAAAGGGATTTTAAAGTTATGGCTGAAGTAGCAAAAAGTGAAGTATGGTAATAAACATGAATAAAGTTCTTGCATATTACCTTAAAAATGTGTAAATTCGCGCATGAAGAAAGAAAGTCAGAGTGTAAGAATCATTAGAAGGGTCTTGAAGGAATTAGATCTTCAAGATGTTTGTGATGTATGTAAGGAAGAGATAAAGTGGACTAATGCAACCATGAGGTTAATTGATAGAGGGTTGGATGGGTTCTGCTTTATGGGGGTATGTAAGTGTGCAGAAGAGAAGTATGCTTACTGGAGTGGTAGTAAGAGAGAATTAGAGGAGCTTGGTAAGTGAAATTTGCATTAATTGGAGCTGCTGGTTATATAGCACCAAAGCATATGGAAGCTATTAAGGTGTTAGGTAGTGAGCTGGTGTGTGCATTAGATCCACATGATAGTGTTGGTGTATTAGATAGTTACTTCCCAGAATGTAAGTTCTTCACTGAGTTTGAGAGGTATGATAGGTTTTTAGAGCTTAATAGGATTGATTATGTTAGTATATGCAGCCCTAACTACATGCATGATGCTCATATAAGGCATGCTATTAGCAAGGGATGTAAGGTGATTTGTGAGAAGCCTATAGTCATTAACATGAGGAATGCTTATTTTGGAGAGGCTTCACAGATTCACCCAATCTTACAATTAAGGTATCACCCAGAGCTAGATGCTTTTAAAGATGCTTGTAAGGGCTATGAAGGTGAAGTATATGCTACTATGCATTCCCCTAGAGGATGTTGGTATGAGTATTCATGGAAGGGCAATCAGGAGAAATCTGGTGGTATAGAGGTGAATATAGGGATACATATGTTAGATCTGTTGACATACGTGTTTGAGGATAGGAACCCTGTTACTATTAGCTTGTCTACTGACATGGATGTTAAGCCTGAGAAGTCTATAGTAGCGGGGGAGAATCGAATAGACTTAAACTGTGATAAGAACTTGCATATTGATGCATACAGGGCTATATTAGCGGGTAGAGGATTTGCAGAAAAAGATGCTTTGCCATCTATTAAATTAGCAGAGGAAATGCGAAATGGATAGTTTCATAGGAGAAAGGGTAGTAATAGGCAATGGTTGTAATATACAGCCTGGTGCCTTTATCCCAGATAATGTTGAATTGGGCGACGATGTGTTCATCGGCCCACATGCGGTGTTTACTAACGATAAGTACCCACCTTCGCATGGGGAGTGGATGAATGACCCTCCTACAGTTGTAGGGAATGGGGCTTCAATAGGAGCTAATAGTACCATACTCCCAGGGATAGTGATAGGGGAGTATGCGGTAGTTGGAGCAGGATCAGTTGTGACGAAGGATGTACCTGCCTGGGCTATAGTTTATGGGAATCCAGCAGTATGAAGACATTAGGTGATGGAGCTCCAGGAAGAGTTTATATGTACAATTCTGAGATAAAGGAGCAATTAGAGATTTTAAGAGGCAAGATAGGTATATTAGAAAAGAAACATATGAACGCACATCTTCTCGGTAACAGGTATGAGATAGAATACTGGGGAGACTTAATTAACGATAATAGGAGTATGATTGAAAGTCTTAAGGCGCTATGCAATAAATCCGATGATGGTTAGATGTCCTGAGTGTGGGGCAGAGAGTGGAGATGTTATAGTGTTCGTAGGTGGTGACACATGGTGTGAGAAGTGCGACATCTTTTTTGATAATTACAACGACGTATTAGTAGAGGACGATGATGGGATTGAAGATAAAGAAGAAGCAGAGGCCAGAGGATGATATTTGCTACTTTAGGCGCTGTTGGCCCAACGAGCAAGGGCTCACCAACCTCAAGTGTCAGCATGGATGGAGGTTTACGATTGACGGACTTCCTGATAAGAGCGACCGGGATACTATGCAACTTGTTGAGAGGCATAGCGATCTTTGTAGATGGAACCGTGGTGTTGAGGACTTTTTTGAACTCCCGTCGTGACAAGAACGCGCGCGCAGTATGTTCTTAAGTAATACTATAGTAGGTATAATAGTACGTACTAAGGTAGGTACTACGGTACGTAAAAACAAAGAACTAAAAACATACTTACATACTAAATAAAGGTTTACCTTCGTAAGTACACACAGTGTACTTACTTCAGGTTAAACCTTGGTGTAGTACGTTACTAAGGTAAGAAGTAGGAGATATGGAAAAAGAGAAGAGACTAAGTAAGGAAGAAGTGTTGAAGCGGATGAAAGAGCATGTATCAGAAGAAGTGTATATGAGATACCAGTATGTTCAAGCAGAGGCTGGTGTAAGAGATATGATACATGGAGTATTAACTGGAACAATAAGAGATGCATATTTATGGAGAAACTAATGTTAAAGAAGTTTGATGAGGTAATAGAGCAGGTATTGGGGCTTTATAAGGAGCAAAAGAAGATGCTCCCTGAAGATATAGCTAAGGGTACAGAGTATGTGAGGCATTTGGCTAACTTGTGTGATGCGAGAAAAAAGTACATGGAGTCTGAGGATATAGTTGTTGATGTCTATTCAAACAATGGTCCTAACTTTCATCCATTTAGTATAGCGGGGAGTAGTGAAAAAGATGTTGATAGTAACAAATAAGAAGCTATTCGAAGAGGTGCAGCGGTATAAGCTGCAAGCTGATATATCCTCACGTATGTTGGGGAGGCTTATAAATGAGTTTGGGCGTACTATCACTAAGTGGAAAGAGAAGCGGATAGGTTGCGCTAGGACTATTTATAGGTTGGAAGACATGTTATACGAAACTATAAGGGAATTGCATGCCGGAAGTACGAGTGATAAACAAGAAGAATCCGAAGCTTAGAGAGGAGTTCTTGATCTATACCCAGAAGGAAGCTGATGCCGAGGGTATGAAGTATGTGCCTTGGCACGAGACTAAGGAAGGTGAGTATGGCCTGACTGACGATGGGTATGTATCGGTATGTAGAAAGGTATACCATGCTAAGGACGGGGGGAGGATTCACAACTTCCCCCTTGGCCGAGGTATGGTTAACCATGGGGGAAAGCCTAGTAAACTTATAAAAGACGCTCCTCCTAAACATTGGGCTGATGGGGAGACTGGTAGGAGCAGGACAAAGAGGGCTGTGAAGCTGTACTGTAACCAGTTACTTGGTGGAAAGATAGACTGGGACGGTGTTGGTAGGGCATATAGGCCTGATGTAGAGATACCTGCAGCTACAGCAAAAAGATTATTCAAACAAGAGGTTATACAGAAGATGGTAGATACAGAATTACGTAAGATGATGAAGGATCTCGGGGTAAATGAAGAGTTCGTTCTAAACGTGATGAAGAAGGCTATACAAATAGCAGAGGCTAAGGGCGATCCAGGGAACATGTTAAAAGGCGCTTCTGAGTTAAGCGACCTGTTATCGATGAAACCGAAGAAGACAACCGTGTCTGATACGTTGCAGATTGATATGACAAAAGAGATCTCTGGTAAGATAGAGAAGCATGCTGGATCTTTGAAACTAACAGAAAAGAGAGAAGAGGATGGATTACAAGAGGTTCTTCCAGTTAGCGATACCGAAGGGTAAAGAGGGGGATCTTGACATATTTGTTGAGACGATGATCGCAATTGCGCAGGATATACCAGTGCATGTTGCTGAATATGAGGAAATTGATCAGAGAATAAAGAATGAACAAAGACGAAATAAGGCAAAAACTAAGGGATAACGTCTTACTGTTCGGCAAGATTTGCATGACGAACACGTTTACCCTGCCGTCTCCACCTTGTCATCGGGAGTGGGCTAATCTATATCACGACAAGTCTATAAAGCTTGCTAATGTAATAGCACCAAGGCACCACGCAAAGAGCTCTATTTTGGCTGAGGCAATGCCATTACACCACATAATGTTCGAAGATGGCCGAAAAGTCGTCGTTATCGTGTCTAAGTCGTTACAGCATGCCACAGACCGACTTCAAGCGATTAAGGACGTTTTAGACTACTCTAAGGAGTTTAGGTCGATCTTTGGGTATTGGGGGAGGAATTCAGCCATAAAGTGGACTGAGCACATGGTTCAGCTCAAGGATGGTTCCGTGATTGTCGCTAAGGGTACAGGACAGCAGATTATTGGTATGAAGTTTGGGGCCCAGAGACCTACGTTTGAAGTGCTTGATGACCCAGAAGATGAGAATAACACTCGTACCAAGGAATCTATGGACAAGAACTTGAATATCCTTTTGAAAGGTATGATGCCAGGAGTCGATGCTAAAAAGGGTAGGATCTTTGTTATAGGCACACCACAGAACGAATTGTGTATGGTTGAACGTATTAAGGAGATGTCCAACTGGGAGAACTTGCATTACGATGCTATAGTCAACGAGGACAAGAAAGAGGTTCTTTGGCCTGAATTATGGCCTTGGCATAGGCTGGACGCAACTAGGCAAGGGTATGAGGACATTGGCAAGACATCTGTTTGGTACTCCGAGTATCGGTGCAAGATCATTGGTGATGAGGATCAGTTATTCAAACCAGCGTACATTCATTGGTGGAGAGGGGAGCTCATATTTGAGGAGAATTACCCGCTTTTGGAGATTCAGGCTATAGATGGACAGACTTTTGATAAGCCTAAGAAGATAGCAGTAAATGTGGGCATGGGCGTTGATCCTGCAAGCTCTACACTACAACATGCTGACTATTCCACAGTGGTTCCTGTCGCTATGGATGCCAATGATCGTAGGTTTGTGCTGCCTTACTTCAGGAAGAGGGTACCACCTATGCAGTTAGCCGATGGTATTGTCAAGTGGTATACGAAGTATAAACCATCTAGAACGAAGATTGAGACTACTGGGTATCAGGAGATGTTGAGGGACTATTTAAGGAATTTAGAAGGGGTTCATATCCCTGGGCTTGAGCGGAAGATCCAACCAAGGTCTAGTAAGAGTGCTAGATTGGAGACAATGCAGCCATTCTTTTCGCGTGGGAAAGTGTTTCTTCACGAGGGACAGGAGGAGATGCGTAGCGAGTTGTTAATGTACCCGCGAGGTAAGCATGATGACTTACTTGATGGCCTGTACTATGCCATGATGGGGCTCTATAGGCCTGATCATGGGTACAAAGATAGTGTCCTAACTAACATCTGGAGACAGGTTTCTCGACGGAACAAATGGAAGGCTGTATAAAGTACTTGACAAATATAGGTTTTTATGTGTATATTCGCTCTGTGATTTTAGACCCAACAAAGGAAAAAAATGGCAATCCCCTCATTTAACATCTTTTCTGGTAAAGAAGATTCACTCCCAGGAGGCAAGGCAGTTTCGGTAACTGATGCCGTAGCTCTGTCTGAGCGCTTACTGGACGACTATCAATCAGCAAGAAGTTCTTGGGCATTGCAGGCTCGTGAGGACGACGAATTTCGTAATAACATGCAGTGGGCTCCCGAGGATAAGCGTGACTTAGATAATAAAGATCAGGCACCTCTAGTAGTCCCCACTATACAAAATGCTGTCGATCAGGCAATAGCAATGCTGACAGCAAATAAGCCCCGATTTCAATCCACAGCTAGAGAAGATTCAGACCGTCGCGTTGGAAGGGTCTTTTCTGATATAATGGCCTATATCTGGGATATATCCGTCGGCAACATGCACTTAAAACGTGTAGTTGACGATTATTACGTCCGAGGTATGGGTGCCATGCAAGTCTACGTTGATCCCCAGGCTGACTTTGCCAGGGGAGAAGTCTATATCACATCACTAAACCCACTTGACTTATATATAGATCCTTCCTCCAGCGACCCGTTCTGTAGAGATGCTGCTCATATCATAGTTTCTAAGATTATGACAAGGGAGCAGATCGAGACAGCATTCCCAGATATGAAGGGTAGGCTAAAGGATGCTAAGCCATCTGAGGATTATCGCGAACCTGGTATGCAGCGGCACAACGAAGAAGATCAGCAGCTAGACCAGAGCGATGTCGATAAGTCTCATACAAATACCTACGAGTTCATAGACCGCTATTCAAAAGTTAAGGCCATGTATCATCATCTTCACGATACATCTACCCGAGAAGAGTATATATTTAACGACGAGCAGTATGAGAAGTACCGAGTAGAGATTGCCTTTGAGTTAAACGATGTTGCTGGAAACAGTAACGTAGTCACGAATAAAGTAGCTACAATGGAGATGTTGGCTATATATGAACAAACTGGTGGGGTTTACCACAAGGTTCAGGATCAAGTTACTGGTGAAGTAAGGATGGAAGCTGGTGAAGAAGGCGCAGATGCTATACCTGGAAGCACTGTCTTCATAACTTTGACAAATAAGGGTGAGTTGATCGACAAAGGTGTGATAATCAACAAGAATGTTGAAGTAAATCGCATACGTAATGTACAAAGCGCTGGTGGTGTTGAAAGAGCAAACGTAATTTTAGAAGTAAGTGAGTATCCGATTATACCATTCATGAATCATCACAATCGTAATCCTTACCCGATGAGCGATGTTAGGTTTGTGAAAGGTATGCAGGAGTACATAAATAAGATTCAGTCACTGATTATAGCGCACGCTAGTACATCCACATCTCCCAAGCTTATTGTTCCTAAGGGTTCCCAAAATAAACAAATGCTTGAACAGGAACTTAGCAGGGCTGGGGCTAGTATAATTGAGGTTGATTACGATTTAGGTGAGCCTAAGGTTTTAACGCCGATACCATTACCAACAGAGTTGTATAGGAATATCGGGGATGCAATCGCGTACATAGAGCGTTCTTTTGGTATCTATCCGCTGCAGCAAGGTGATCCAGCTCAAGCGCCTGCTACGTTTAGGGGTACAGTTGCGCTAGATGAGTTCGGGCAGCGTAGGATAAAAAGCAAGCGTGACGACATAGAAGAAGGCTTGAATCAGGTTGCTAAGGTTGTTGTTGAGATGGTGCAGCAAACCTATACAGATCGCAAGACAATCCGTATACTTAAGCCGAATCATCCAGACAGAGAAGTTGTGTTCAATGATCCTATTGTCGATGATGCTAGTGGTGATATAGTCGGGCGCATAAATGATGTTACCATCGGCAATTACGATCTTATCGTAGTCTCTGGGTCTACGCTACCGTCGAACAGATGGGGTGCCACAGAATACTTGATGGACTTCTATGACAGGAAACTCATTGATCAGGTTGAAGTCTTAAAGCATAGTGAAGTATTTGACATAGAGGGTGTGCTAAATCGTTCTAGTGAACTTGCTCAGGCTCGTCAGGCGATAGAGCAGTTGCAAGAAGAGCTGAAGAAGGTACGTGGAGACTTGCAAACTTCTGACAGAGAAGCTATGCATGATAAGAAACGTGTTGAATTAGAAAAATTTAAGTCAGATTTAGATTCTATATCTACAAGGGCGGACGCTTCCGCCAAACTCTTTGAATCACGGCTCGGGGATGCTGAGAAATCAATTTCCGACCTCAAGAAAGAAGATAAAAAAGAAAGCGATAAGAAGTAATGAGTATTATAGAAGAAACTCCCAGCATTGCTGAGACTGCTGTAGCTCAAGAAATTGAGGCTGGTGGGGCCGATAAGGGCTTGTTCCTTTTTGATGAACCTATAGCAGAACCAAATGCTGCAGAAGCTCAACCATCACCTGAGGAAGAAGGTGGTCAACCTGAGCAGAGTCCAGATCCAGCACAACAGGAAGAACAACGGTTTGAGTATTGGCAGAGCGAAGCCGATAAGAAAGAGAATGAGAACCAACAGTTGCGTGAGCAGTTAAATCAACTCAACTCTGTTGCTCCCATAGCTCGCTATATCGAAAACAATCCGCAGATACTTGATGCAATAGAAAATGACATTCGTGGTGGTTCGACGGTTATACCCAATAGTGGGAGATCTGAGGAACTTACGATGCCTGAGCGCCCTGTTCGTCCAGTTGGTTATGACCCAGGAGTTGCATTTGAAGATCCTGACAGCGAAAGCGGAAAGTACTTAAATGAGTTGGATTCTTATAATGAGAATCTTGCTAATTACAACGCCAGCCTCGTAAAGAAGCAGGAGTTGTATGTACAACAGCAACGCCAAGCTGACGCGGAGAATAAGCAAGTCAACAAATGGGTGCAGGAACTCATGACAAAGCACCAGTATACGTACGAAGCTGCGTTAGGGTTCATTGACAAGTACACTAGACCTGATAGTTTTAATCTTCAGAATCTAGTGGCGTTGGATAAAATGGCTACTACTCCTACCCCAGAAGAAACAGCTGGGGCTCAGAGGGAGGCTATATTAAAGAAACAACAGGAAACTTTGGGCAAACCTTTGCCAGTGGCTGCGGTTGCTGGTGGGACTGCCCCCGTCGAAGAGTTGACTGAGGAACAGCAGTTTAATATGGGCCTTCTGAAGAAAAAGAGACAGTAGCTTAACATAAAAGGGAATATAAATGGCTGCAAATGCTAAAGCGTTAGCTCCCGCGTCTAGTTATAGTACGGGAGTACTATGGACAGACAGACGTGATTTTTATATTGCACCTCAGGTTATCAAAGAACTTTGGACAGACGTGACTCCTTTCACCACGGTCATCGCTAATCGCGGTACCAAATCTGGACTGAAAGATCCTCAATTCAAGTTCTTTGAACACCGCAATCCTTGGGAAAATCAGTATTTCACCACATCCTCAGCGACCACAATCGCTTCTGATGATGGTGCTGATACTATCGCTGTAACTTCTGGCTCCGTCGTGGGCATGGAAGGTGCCGGTGGAGATTATGCCTATAATTCATGGATTGGATTAGAGCTGGATGTTTGGGATTCAACCCAGACAACTAATCGTGGTGTATTAGTAATCACCGCTGTATCAAGCTCGGGTGCTAGTGCTAATTTAAGCGTTAAAAATGCAGGCGCAAGTTCCATTACCACAGTGTCAGGCGACTACTTGCGAGTAATCGGTAATGCACAGGGTGAAGGAACACGCTCTGCAACAGCTTGGGCAGATGAACTGACCATGATCTGGAACCAGTGTCAGATATTTAAGACAGCGGTTGAGATCACAGGAACTCTGTTAGAAGCTGCTCTTCGCGGAGAAAAGAACGAACTGTCGCGCTTGCGCGATCAGAAGAACATGGAACACAAGATCCAGAAGGAAAAGGCTTTCCTGTTTGGTCGTAGCAATATGAACCTCACTGGAACCTTTGCGGATATGACGTTGACGGACGCTAACTCGAAGAACATTCGAACTACGATGGGTATTATACCTGGAATAGAACAGCATGGTGCTTCCAGTGGCGACGACCAGAACATCTTTACCATTAATGAAGCTTCCTACGACTATGCGAATTTCGTGGATGACATGGAGAAAGTATTTCAGTACTTCCCAGAGTCAGGTATGAAACGTGCTTTTGCTGGTCCAGGAGCCATGAGTTACTGGTCTAAGATGGCTAGCACTGCCGGAATGGCTGCTAAGTCTGGCTGGACTGTCAACCTGAGTGACATGAAGCGTGATCATCTTGGTTTTAACTACAAGATTCTTGAAACGCCTCATGGAATTCTGCAGTTGATTCCGACTCCTGCCTTGCGGGATGCGTACAATAAATATATGCTAGTGGTCTCTGATGAGAACTTACAGCATGTACAGTATCGCGCTCCTAAGTTCCAGGCTTCGATTCAGGAAAATGATGCTGATTATGTAAAAGATCAGTACTTCTCTGACGAAGGTGTTGGCATTCAGCTGATTGAGTCCCATAAACTCTTTAAGATTAAGTAGGAGGGTTATATGGCTTGGACAATTACATCAGTTGGTAAATGCACCACAACCGGCGCAAGTCGTGGTGATGTGTTTATGCGTGCTACAGAAACTTTAACAGTTACTACATCAGATTCTGCTGGCCAGGATCTGACAGGATCTGTTATCGATTTTATACCGCCTGGGAAGGATTTCGTTGTGATTTCCAACACAGGGGCTACAAATCTTAGCTCAGACGCAGACGTTGCTATCTACGTTTGTGGTACTCGAAGTGGTACTTATGTATTACTTAAGGACGATCTCGAGACTACAATAGATGAGGCTGTCAAGTCGTCTGTCTATGATATTTCTGTTAATGGCGAAGGTCCTTTCTATAAGATTTTCGTAGACTCAGATGGTGTTCAGAAGAAAACTGACACCGTTGTCTTCGACATTCTTGTGTACAGCGGCTCGCGTGATTAGAGACAATCATAAGGGGGCGGCCTTAGGGTCGCCTCCTAAGATTTTATGGATTGACGAGAGGGGTAAAATTTTCAATTCAGATACGCATAGTGTGCATATATGGAATCTTATCCTTAGTAAGATTGGCGACGTAGTAACTAAAGAAGATTATAATAATGGGACTTCTGTTCTGCACTCTATGTCTGATTCTGCTTTTATTGATCGTGGCTTGACTAAGGAAGAAGTAGATATATTGAGGAATAGGATTGATCCCAGGGATCATATGATAGATATGGGGTGGGTTCGATGCAGAGTCGAAGATGGTTATGCAATTGTGCAGATGAAGCGTGCTGAAAATTTCTTGAAGCTTAGAGCGCTTGATGCAAATATTTACGACATCGAGACCGAAAGTGGTTTCTTTGCTGGTGTGCCAAGAGAAGAGTTAGGTGGAAATTTATGGCTGTACAAGTCTCGATAGTCTTAGTAGATAGTCGGAGCGATAAGCATCCTGATTGGGTGCATATTGCGGAAGAGTCTGTTAAGGCGCAGAGTATGGAAGTTGAGTTGGTAAAGATAGATAATCTTGGTAGGAAGCTCTCTATTGGTGAATGTTATAACTTGGGGGCTGAGCTAGCTAATGGTGATTGGGTTCTGTATGTTGGCGATGACGATTATATCAGTCGCGAGTATGTCCAATCTCTTGTTGCTTATGTCTCCGACAATGAGAACATAGTTAACATTACAAGCTATATGACTGCTTTCAATGAAAAAGGCGAAGCTGCAGTATTCGCACGTACTTGTACTGGTATGTGGCGTAAAAAGTATTTGATGGAACAAAAGTTTAACGAGAAGCTAAAGCGTGGAATAGATCGCGAATATATGGAGAGAGCTTTAGCAGATGGCAAACAGTATATTGTAGTGCCACATAACTTTGGGTATTTTTATAGAAAACACGAAGACTACTCTTGTGCTGGAGATGTGAAATTCCAGTTTAAGCCGAAAAAGTATTACTTCATAGCAGAGAACAGTACGTTCTTAGATCCGATATTAGAGAACTTATCCGATGAGGATTACGTGATTACTGCTAAGCTAAAGCCCGAATTAGCTAAAGAAGCAGAGCTTATTTGGGTTGAGTGGGCTGACATGGAGGCATTGAAAGTACTCGACTTTAAAACAGATGCAAAAAAGATTTTAAGAATACACGCTTATGAGGCATTTAGTGAGCCTATTAAGTATATGGATTTAAACAAGTTTGATAAAGTAATCTTTGTAGCAGACCACATAAAAGATTACGTCGAAAGTAGATACGGCAACATTAAGAATGCTGTTGTTATACCAAATGGTGTTGATGTAAAGGATTTCCCAATCAATGGATTTAGGCAAAATAATAAGATAGCCTGGGCTGGGTATATTAGCAATAAAAAGGGTGCTAATCTTTTATTAATGCTAGCTAAGATGCTGCCCAATTATGAGTTTCATGTAGCTGGGAAATTCCAAGAGGATGATATAGCGGAGTATTTTAAGCAGAAGGCTCCAGATAATTTGATTTTAGACAATTGGCAAGACGACATTGCTGGTTGGTTCCAGGATAAGTCTTATGTTCTCTCAACTAGCCCGAGAGAAAGCCAACACATGACAGTTATGGAGGGAATGGCTTGTGGGCTGAAGCCTCTGCTCTACGATTGGATCGGTGCTGGCAACATTTATAAGCCAGAGTGGGTGTGGGAAACGCCTTCTCAGCTAGAGGAACTACTTACTAATGGTTGGTTCCCAAGAGATTACCGTATGTTTATAGACAAGAACTACAGTTTTACTGAGATGTTTAATAGAATAGAAAAAGTAATTAAAGAGGTGGCCTAATGGCTTTAACCCAAGGAGCATGGACAGAGACTACAGTAAATAATCACTATGTTGCTCAATGTGACGTTGTGGCTACGACAGCAGAATCTATCAGCGCGACCTTAAAGACACCCACTGGATTGGACACATCTAAGTCTTTTCTGCTTATTGTAAATTCGGAGGCAGCTACGTTGGATGGTGCTACATTACCAGTAGATATTTATGCTGGTTACTCAGACTCATTCGCCCTATCTGTTGCTGGTGCAGTGTTGACTGTAACGGATGGTGTATTGCTTAATCCTGATGTAATAGCAGATGTCAAAACTGCTGCTGGGGCTACAATAGTAGACCCTAATCTGAATATAGCAGATGATGCCGATGATTTGGTAAGAGGACAGGAAGTTCCATACTATGGGTTTGTTCTTGATGGCGCAAGTACTCTTGCTGCTGCAACGTGTAGGTTCATGGTTATACAATAATGGCAACTTTCAAAGTCAGAATAGAGGATATGGTTGGGTCAGTCAGTGACGATGATTTCCTTAGCGATGCCTTAACTGATGAAGCTGCGAGCATTCTAGACCTACTTCCTGAGCAAAAGGTGAGAGATTTTACTAAATCTACACCAGTCACTACAATTGGACTTACTGCGCCTGGTGAGAGGATAGTAGAAGTACTTAATACTCCAGGCTACCCAGCGAAGGAAGTATCTCCAAATGTTGGTAAGCTAGCAACAGACTCTAATTCGCTATATTTTACGTCAGAGAGAGATCCAGTTTACTATCTTGATCCTTCTGTACGCAAGTATTTCATAGTGAGCGATGGAGAGAAAGCTACTGGAAACTTTATATCAATAGCATATCCTACAATAGCACATGGAGATACTCCAGGAACTTTAGCTTCTGGGGATAAGTACCCAAAGGACATGGAAGGTCTATTGGTGTTAGGCGCGGCTATACGATGCATGCCGAGGTTGATGGCAGATGGTCGTGGTAAGTTACCAGGAGCTTTGTCTATAACTGCAACTGCTCCTACTGTAGCTGATGCTCCAAGCTTTACATACACTGATGCTGCTGCAACTTCAGTCTCAGCTGTTACTGTTGGGTCTTTAGGGACAGCACCGACATACACTAAGCCTACAACTTCTGTCAGTTGGACAGTGTTCGACACCGCAATTGGTAACGATGATGTTGAGATAGCTGAGTCACACACTCGTAAAGAGAATACACGCTTAAGTGAGTACACAGCCGATATACAGAACGAACTTAATGAATTTAATAAAGAGTTGGCCGTTTATCAATCTACTGTGCAGGATGCGATGAAAGATGCAGATATGGCCCAGCAAAAGGCTGTAGTTGATGCACAGCAGGCAACGTCTGTAGATATACAGAATCGAGCAAAGCAGCTTGAGCAAGCTATCACAGAATATTCAGCTACTCTTCAGAAGTTTAATAGCGATCTTCAGCGCTATGGGGCGTTGGTGAATACAGAAGTTCAGGATCACGTCAATACAATACAGAATTTTATGGCTAATCATAACCAATTACTTGCTGAGTGGCGTGCTTTAAAAGAAGATTATAATGGTAAACTTACGTTGTTGCTGAAGAGGTACGATGTATTACCCTCAGAAAAGAGGAATTAGAGTATGACCCTACAAGAAATGATTGAAGAGGTTAAACAGGCATTCCCAGGAGTCCCAGATAAGCAAATTACTAATATGCTTAATAGGGCTATGGATGAGTTCTGTGAGGAAACCGAGATATTGACTGATACGGCCTCCCTGACAGAACAGGCAGACGCACGTTACTATCCTTTAACTGCTGGGTTGTGGGCTGGGCTGGAAAATACTGGAGAGGTATTAAAGATCAGGCAAGTTGATTACGACGATGAGCCTATAAAAAGATTTATTGGAAGACCTGACGATACAGATCTTACGGAGGCATCATAATGGCACAAGTTACATGGTGGACTAAAGGAGGAGAGAATAAGCTAGGGGTAGGTTCCTTGGAGGGTAATGATATGTCTACTCTCTCAAGTAGCACAAAAACTATTCGTATCCACTATGTCAAGAAGGATGTTAATTTTACTACAAACTTAGCATCTGAGCCTAGCTTCCCACCTCAGTTTCATGAAGCGTTAATGTTTCATGTGATGCAGAGACTGTATGCCAAGGAACAAAATTTACAGATGGCTGGCTGGTATAGGAGTCAGTATAAAGATGTTCTTATACGAGCAAAAAAGCATGCTAATATGAACTTGCAGGGAGATGGATATAGTTTAGTCCTTCATCAGCAAGTTAGTTAACAATAAAGTGTCCATGTCAATACTCAAGGGCGGTAAGGCACTAGAAAGGAAACAAGATGAGTAATAAATCTAAAGGAACTGTCAAAGAGGCTGCAGCCGTAACCCTTAGCAGTTTTTTCAACGTAAAAGAGCGTATAGACATCTCAAGTCAGGCACATGCTGCAAGGGCTATTGCTAGTGATACTGATGTTGTTGAATTATTAAGCGATTCTGCTGTATATTATAGATTTGACACAATAGATGCTGATGATGTACTTACAATTACATCCGTCGCTGACAATGGTGGTGTTGCTGTATTTACTTCAGTTGCACATGGCTTATCAAATGGTAATGTCATAGTTATTCGTGGCTGTTCAGATGAAACTTATAATGTTATGGGAACTGTTGCTAATAAAGCTACCGATACTTTTGAGATTGGTATTGCATACACTGCTACTGATACTGGTGAGTGTGGTGTAATTACTGATACGATCTCTGCTAATAATGATATAATTTTGCCTGGTGGTACAGTTATACAGCGTAGCATACCAGAGGGTGAACAAGCAGACAGAAATGATATACTTGTTGTACACTTTAAGCAAGAAACAAGTGCTGTAACTAGCTATATTCGCTTTATTGAGCTGTAGGAGGAATTATGTTTAATAAATTAATGTCTTCAATAGGTGTTGGTGGAACAGTAGAAGAGGGTGAGGTTAACTACCCTTCTTTGTATGTAGATAATAGCTTAAGTGCTACAGCCCAATATGTAAAAGCTGCTGATGGTGGCGGTACGTCGTCCCTTTCATTGTCCACTGGCAACGTCGGCTTGGGTGTAACGCCGGAAGCGTGGACAACCTATACTGTTGAGCAAATTGGCATAAAAGGGTCAATTTTCTCGTCACCTTCTGATGGT